AGCCTCGTGACACTCGTGCAGAAGAAGCATGACCGCATGGACTACGAGTACTGGGCACAAAGATTATGATCTGGGGAATAGTGATGTTCTTCATGATTCCAATAAAGATCATTATTGCGCTGTGGATAATTGTGTGGGCATACAGGATGTTTTTCGGGTTATGAGTTTATACAGCAGGTTAGTTAAGGAAAAGGAACGTCTGGGCAGGAAGGCACTGCGCTTTCCGAAGACGGACAAAGAGTTGCTCGATCGCAGTAGGTGGGAGAGGATTTATACGATCCTCACCCGCCGCTACGAATACGGGATCGAGGACGCACTGGACAGTTACAAACGGCAGGACCAATTAGATGAGATTGCCACAATCAAGAGACCATAGGAGGTAACCATGGTTAAGAAGAAGAAAGCGAAAGCTAGAAAAAGACTGACACCCCTGGAAAAAATCAGGAAGGAGCTCACAAAGCTCGAGGCGCTTCACGCGAAGGAGGAAGCGATCGTTGAGAAGATCGACGAGATCATTGACGAGGCGCAGGAGGACGAGGACAGCTTCGACTTCGACAAGTGGGAGGGAACGGACTGATGGAACCGGCAACATTCGCGCTTGCGTTCTTCGGAACGCTTTGGATAATTGGGATGATGAGTGGTTAAGACCGCCAAGTATCCCGCAAGGGTTGGGTACGGCGAGCTTAATGGGTTGTGGTATGAATACTGGAACGACATGAGCTGGCGCCCCACGCTCAAGACAAGAATTACATTGTTTGTTAGAAAATGGTTGACACGACAAAATACAAGAGTGTAGCGATACGAATCCCCTACTATGACGCGTTGGTGCGTCTGGGGGCGTCCACGCTGCGTGGACCGGGGCAGCAGATGATGGTGCTCATCAAGAACGAGGCAGACGGGAAGGGAATAAAGATCAAGGATGAAAGAATTAAGAAAAGTAACAGAAAAAATTAAGAAGGTTCTCATCGAGGCCGAGCGCGGCAATGAGGAGTTTCCGTGGATCGTGGACAAGCTGTCCCTCATAAAGATGTATGACATGGGATTGCCGATTCACATGGTCCTTGGACTGATTGACGAGTTTGTGGAGGACGTGGAGGAGAGAAAGCGCATAAAGGCTCTGGAAGGGTTCGATGAGGAGCACGTACAGAAAGTTTATGACAGGGTTAACGTAAAATGGAACGACAGGAACATCAACTAACGAAGAGGATCGTGGATCTTCACCAGGTGGAGGACGGCGCCATCAACCCCAAGACGGGGCTGACGGAAAAACCCTCCTGGTACGTTCGTTTTGAGGACATGTCCGATCGTGTGCTGTTCAAGTCCAAGTTACTGGAGCTGTTATCCATGGGTTTCCGCAAGACGGTGGAAAACTTCAAGGCCGGAAAGGCAACAACAAACCAGGGAGGCGAAGCGCGCTTCTGGGTTGTGGTATTCCAGGACTATGAGGTTCGCCTTCAGACGAAGACGCAGATAATGGAAATAGTGACGGAGGGACACAGGCACAGGGAGGATGATGACAACGCAAAGTTTGAGCGAAACGGACACGAAGAGCAGTACACCCTCGAGTAAATATCCGGACTGCTGGCCGATGGTCCGCATTACCTGGATGGACGCGATGGACGGCGACACGGGATGGGTGCCTTTGAGCAAAATGCGCGACGCCAAGCTGGCGACGTGCGTGGACATTGGCTGGATGATAAGGAATGATGACTTAAGGATCACGGTCATGGGATCGTGGTGCCTGGATCCGGAAGAGACAAAGGAGGAGGACAAGGAAGGCGGAAGATACATCACCATCCCGAAGGGATGGGTGAAGAAAATAGAATATTTGGAAAAAACCTATGGACAAGTACGAGATTAACGTGTGGAAGGACGCCGAGCTGCTCAGCAAGGAGGTCATTGATTTTGAATCCAATGAGGAATGCCACGCGTACGTCGTTGAGAAGTACGAGGCGCCTGGGACGTGGACCGGGTCACACCAGAACAAGGCAGGGGTCACGCTCAACAGGCCACCGATGGGAATCAGGATAACGTGGTCCAAGCGTGGTAACACGCAATATAAGCCAAAGAAAATGAGTGCAGAGGAAAAGAAACTGCAGCGTGAGCTGTATGATTCAATAACCCCTGAAGTCATTGCGGACCTAGGTCCTAATGAAATGCTGGCGAAAGTGAGAAAGAACTACGGGCCAAATCCTGACGCCAAGGGTTATAATGAATTTCCAGGAAGAAAAAATGAAAAAAATCTTTAGAGTAAGTTTTGGTGGATCTTTAGTTAGAACTATTATCTATACAATTGGGCATATGTGCATAGCAATAACCTGTCTTATGCTTATTGCGGATGTAAATTTTAGACAAGCTTTAACAGATGCAATTGTTGAACCATTACTTAATGGAGTGTGGTATTTTATTTTAGATAGATTATGGATTAAATATACAAAGAATGGATAAATTAGGACTAACACCCACCCAAAAAAAGGTGTATGATCTTATCGTGAATTTCATTAATTCGAATGGATATTCACCTTCATATGAGGAGATCAAGCAACTGATAAGTTCAAACTCAAAGAGTCATGTGCACGCAATCGTCCATCAGCTCAAGAAGAGAGGATGGATAGATTTTGGAAAGGGCAGAAATCGGTCAATTTCAGTGGTTCAAAGTTAATGTATAGGGATCACCAGGGAAATAAAATTTTTTATTTTTTTAAATACCGGGAATTTGATGGCACCATGGCACCTTTTGTGATTAATACTTATATTTCAACCGTTTATATGGTGCCACCTAGGTGCCACCTGTAGACAACGTGAGGGGCATTTTCCGAAATGATAAAAATAAAATCAGAAAAAATAACTCTATTACAAGGACTTAGATGGTTGATCCACGCATAAGTAACATTACGAGTGGTGGCACTTCGGTGGCACCTAAAGACATGTCATTGAAATACCCAAAAGGTGGAGATGGATTGACTATAAAACAGCGAATGTTTGTTAAGATATTCACTGAGAATGAAGGGAGGTTGACTCCTACAGAATGCGCAAGGCAGGCTGGATACAAGGAGGATAGCGCGAATGTGTCGTCTTCACTGTTGTTAAATGGTAAGAGATATCCACGTGTGGTGGATGCTATTGTCAAGAGAAGGGCGGAGATTGAAAAGACACATGAGGTTAAACTACAAAAACACGTGCAGGAACTGGCTAGGTTGCGTGAAAGGGCATTGGGCGAAAAGTCTTATAGTGCTGCTGTTAACGCTGAGCGCTTGCGAGGGCAAGCTGCGGGACTGTACATTGACAGGAAAGAAATCAGGACAGGAAGTATTGATAGTATGTCCCGTGAAGAAGTTTTGAAACAACTAAAGGAATTAGGATTAGATGGTAGATTTAAAAAAGACGAAAAAGGTATGGTCCTTGAAGTTCAAGAAAAGAAATCCGATAGCGAAGGACCTAAGGACATCACCCCAGTACAAGCAGAGGGTAGTGAAGGACAAGACGGTTTATGACCGTAAAAACAGAAACAAATTTCTGGAAGAGTGTAAAGAGATTATTGGAAAATGGTGATGAGAAGTATCTCATCTCACGCATTGAGAGTTATATTACGCCAGGATTCCCTGATTGCGTAATATTTCACAATGTTACAGGATTCTTCACTCTTGAGCTGAAGATAGTACAAGCTAATAACAAGATTCGTATTTCACCCCTTCAAACAGCGTGGAATAAGTGGTATGCAGGCTACGGAGCGCCTGTGTTTATTCTTGTTAACTCACCCAAGGCCCAAGGAGGGCCGAGGGTTAAACTGTTTTCAGGGGCCGAGGCCCAAGACTTACGCCATAAGGACATCGATTCTGTGCCCGGGTTGTACGAAGGAAGCCTCAAGGACCTCGACTTTTTGAAACTCCCAAACTCCGTTTTTAAATAAATAATAATGGGACTTGGACCGCGGCCAGCGCATGACGCACCGGGCGCGCCGGGAGTTTCCTGTCAAGGCAAAACTCCCAAAACTCCAGCAAATCTGCCAAATTTGTAATTTAAGGTTCCTGCTTCCCGGGCCCATGTCTTCCAGGCAGCTGGAGATGCGTCTTGGGCAAACTCCCAAACTCCGCGGAAATGCTTGACATTTTGAAAGGGTCGATGACCTGCAGCCAGTCGCCCGGCGCGCGCCGGGCGTTTTCCTCCCTGAAAAATAGTTCAAATAAGTTCTTGCTTTGTGGATAACTTTATGTTATAATAGGAACAGAAATAGAAGGTTGGCACACTTGTAATAATACCTTGGTAGCCCTTCTATTTCTAGAAAGAGAAGGTTAATATGGTAGTAGACGACACAATATGTCAAGCAATCAATAGGGTTGCTGATGCAATAGAAGAAAAC